ATCAACTACGACCTTTCCACTCCATGAGCTTTCAAGATCAAGATGTTTGTCTGCAATCTCTGACATTTTATTAGCATGGGTTTCTATTTCCTCTGTGCTGTACTCTCTCAGTTCATCTTCTTCTGTTTCATACTCTGCTGCCATGGATTTTGAATTGACATACATCACACAGCATTTACACCTCGGATGAAGCGGAGGAAGTAGCTTACCTGGGGCAAATTCTTCGTCCATTCCAACAACTTTTCCGTTCAGTTCTCTACATGTGCTGCATGTATTCTCACTGTCCGTTGCGGACCATTTTTTGTCCTGTGGTGGTAATATACCCTGATCGACAAGATTCTTTGTATGCTGGTATCTGCCATACTCATAGGCAAATGCTCTTTCGGTCTGTGCGATCGTCTTTGCTCTTTCTCTGAGCTGACGTTCTGCATACTTCATCTGCTTGTCTCTTGCCATCTGTTCAATCTTTTCTGGCTTTGTTCTTGGGTGTTTCTTCTCCAACTCTGCCTTGATCGTCTCATAATACTTCATAGCTGCCTGAGTCTGTGGCTTTGTTAAACCAATACAGGGACGGATAAACCTTGCAAGCTCATCTGTTCCCATATGTTTTCTTATTCCGATATCGATCATTGACTGAATTGCATCTTTCTGTACTCTTGTACAATTCGTTACAAGCTCAGCTGTGTGATTTTCCAACCAATCAGATACCGCCCAATGATCTGCATCAAATTTATATCCAATGTCTATTCCTTTGTGCTGGTTTTGATTTTTAGCACCAGCTTTCATTGCTTTAACCATCTCTGGTGCAATCTTATCATGAACCAGTTTTGAATAATCCTGTTGCCATTCTTCTACAGATTTCTTGGAGATCACACCAGCCTGAATAGCTTCTCTGATCTCTTTAAATGTAAAAACCGTCTGCTGATCCTTCCAATACCTGACCAGCAAGCGTGTTAATTCTGGACTGCTGCTATTAAGAAACCTCTCTAATGCTTCTTTCACATCATTTGGCTTCATCGATCCACGCTTCTTAACCTTTCGGAATAGGAACATATAATCAGCTCCTTCCTAATCGTTTCTTGGCTTCCTGTACCTTTCCATCATCTTCGGCAACGTCCTGATTGTCCTCTGGGTGTACATTATTTCCCTGTGATCCAAGATCATTTGTCTGCTGATCTTCTCTGTCAGGATCAATGAATCTTTCATCGTTAGCTACCTTTGGTGGCAAATTACCAGCCTCTCGAACATATGTTTCCAGTTCGTCGTCAGGGATCAATACACCAGTGCCGACCATTGCCTGAATGTACTGTGCTAATTTGTTCATGTCGATCTTTTCAATATCTCCGTGAACCATCTTCGGGTAGTCTGTGATCCCCTTGAAATGTTCTCCGTTTAGATCAATCAATCTTGGGATCGCTTGGTTATTAAACGCTTCACAGATAATGTCAAGGTATGATCCAATAGCTATAGCAAATAACTCTGTCTTATCATCGGACAATGCAAATGATCCGGTGTGTTCATGTCCTAGCAAAATAAAATCCGCAAGCGTTGTCATTGCTATGCGGCTATCATAACGATTTATAATCTCGTTCGTATCAATTTGTCTGCTTCCACCTGTGGAAACAAGCTCGAACTTAAATCCCGGTGGTAACACGATTCCAGCACTTTTGTCTTGTCGGACATTCTTTACCAAACTATTTGCCCATGCCAACATTCTTGATCCTTCCGGATCATCTGGATTGTACAGGTCAACACCTTCCGGCGGTGTAACCATCGGTATACCGGCGAGGTCTCGTTCAATCCCGATTCCTTCAAACTCCTGAATGCCTTTCTTGAAGTACCAAGAACGATAAGCATTTCTAAGAATACTTCGCCCTTCTGGATTTCCTTTTCTGGATCTGGTCCTGAAATGGATTGCCTTTTCCAGTGGGATCGTATAAAGTCCAAAATTTGGCGGTGGCATCTGGGTCATTCCAATAAGGTTATCTTCATCGTCGTACTCCCATTGGTATAGAGAATCCTGTGATCGGATAGGAAGTTTTCTCCATCCAATTAAGCCGTCATCATACTTGCTATTTGTCTTAGGATTTCCTGTCCTACCTGATCTTCGCTTATATACGATTTCATGGTACGACCAGCCATATGTAAGAAATGATAGGATTTCAGAAACTGTATCTGTCCAAGTATCTTGCATATCATTCATACAGCTTTCTATAAATTCTGCTGCCTTGATATCTGCCTGATCATCCCCTTGTGGTTCGACCGAAAACGTAGCCTGTCTTAATAAAGTGTCTAATGCAAATATAATTGCTCCTACCACATCGTCGTTGGATTCCATTTCGGTATATACTTTAACTCCACGTTGTCCTCTCAACTCTGGAAGAAATTCTTCATAAAAGCTACCGCCCCACCGATTTTGACCGATGCGACCAATTTCATCATACAATGCTATTTCACCTCCAATAACTATCTTTTGTTCCAATAAGTGACGTTGGAACACTGATTGGTTTAATTTTGTTTCTGTAGCAAGATAAAACAACAGCATCTGCCCGGTCTGGGGATTCTCCAATGCGTTCTTTCATTGCTTTTTTCGATTCTAGTCGTATCTTTCCCGATGAACTAAGATCATATTTTCTTGCACTCAATTGTGCGATAAGTTCTGTGTCATTTGGTAATATTGTTTCTTTTTCTTCTAACATGTCTCTTAATATGGACCATGCATAAGATGTGATATCATGATATTTTTCTGCTGCTTTCTTGTCTGGAACGGCAGCAGAAAAATTAACCGGAACAATCACTACACCAGATAACTTTCCCTCCGATTTTAATTCATTCAAACGATCTGTTACTCCGCCACCAAGACCAGTATCATCTATGATCACATATATTGTTTTTTTATATTTAAACTTTTCTTTGATATTCCTACACTCTACAACAACATCTCCTACAGTCTTCATTAGGTCCTGCCCATGTCTGATCTTTTCTAATGTGATCTTGTTATTCATATTCCTTGCGATCACTGTATCATCGTCGCCAAAGCGAGCCACATCGACTCCTAAAGTACAAATATCAGCTGGTGGTATCTCTTCCAAGATGATTGATGATTCCAACATTTCCAAAGGCATATAAACATCATCATCCTGTTTAGGAAACAATCCTTTTACCCTGACTCTGACAACATTACTTTCTTCTCCATATTTTCTGATCAGAGAATCAATGTTGTCTTTATTAGTTCTTTTAGACTCTGCGGAATTTACAGTAATGCAATAATATAATTTACGATCAGATGTATGACTGTCATAAAATGTACCGCTTGCTTTTGTTGGGTTTCCACAAAGCAGCAGTTTATTATTTACTCCTGTCAGAGTACCTAAGATTGCTTCCATGATCGGATCTGCAACACCAGAAGCTTCATCAACAATGAACAGCATATTATCCTCATGGAATCCTTGCATATTTTCTGGAGTAGTTGCTGTTCTTGCTACTGCATACCAGCGTTCTTTGCTGCCAATCATAGATATTTTTGTTTTGGTCCACTGTAGTATCTCCTTCAATAACGGAGATTTACTTTGCCACTTTGAAACCTCTGCCCAAAGAACATCGTTCAACTGGTGTAGCGTTGGGGCTGTTGCTACAACTCTTGCATTCTCAAAACAGCTTAAAAACCATAACAATGTTGCAGCTTCAAATCCTGTTTTTCCAACACCCTGTCCGGATTTTATCGTTACTTTTGGATTATCTCTTAAAGCAAATGCTGCTTCTTTTTGCCATTCATCTGGATAAAAAAAAAGAACTTCTTCAAAAAATTGAACTGGATTCTGCTGCCATAAAGGAATACTCTCTACAAGGAAATCATGTAATACTCTATCATCCATCTGATTCCCTCGCTTTTTTTACAGCATCCATCCAAGATTGAACTGCATCTTCTCCTGTATCAGTTTCACTGTGTCTGATTTGTTCTGTCTTAGCTCTGATCTGCTCAATCTTAGCTTTCTGTTCAACTGTAGCAATATCCATATGATCTGCAAGCCATTGTAAAGCTTTCATCTTATCAACCAGCTTAATACTCGCTCCGTCTTTTCCTTGCTTCACTTCCGTGATCAACGTTCCATCAACCTCTTCAGATTGTTTGAATTTCACAGTATTGACTTCTTTTTCGAGAACTTCCTTCTCTCCAGTTTCTTTGTTTTCTACCATTACTGGACCAAAAGCGCCCATGACTTGAATATTTTCTCGCCCAAACGATACATAATCTGTCACATCTGCAAACGCAATATCCATGTACTTTTGAAAGATATCTTCCTGCTTTAACAGTTCCCTGTTCATATGATTCTGCTTTAGCTGTTCAATCTCTTTTCTGATCACTGGATTCTTCATAAGCCTGCTTCCTAATACGGCAGCAGATGCATAAGTACATCCTGGATAAGCTTTCATGTAAGCTTTCGTATAATTAAACATTCTGGATTGGTACAAACAAAAAAGCTGCTGCTGATCGGTAAGTTCATCGTTAATTACAACTTGACTTACATCCTCTGCAACGGCTTCTTTTTTGTGTGCACCCTTTTTATTTTGTGTGCACCCCTTTTGGATGCATCCTGTCTTTTTGTTCCTCGACCATGCGTATCGTTTCTTCCACGATTTCACAGTATTTATCGAAACTTCATACTTGGCAGCAATGTCTTTATACTTCATTCCGGCCACATAATCGGATTCTGCCAATATGTAGTTTTTTTCTTCATTCAAACATTACCACCTTCTTTCTTATTTCTTAAATGGACCTCCAGGGACTCGAACCCCGGACCGATCGGTTATGAGCCGACTGCTCTGACCTACTGAGCTAGAGGTCCTTAGTTAAAACATTGTTTTAATTCTTTCATCTGATCATCTATACATGCTTCAATTGTTGTAAATCCTTTTCTATGTTCAAATCCTTTTCTTCTCAATTCTGCTCTTACTGTCATTAATTCTTCTTTTACTCCTTCCAGTGCTAAAATAGCTCCAATCTTCATATCCTCATTCATGTTCTTCTCCTTTCTTGATCGTCTAATTTTTTAGATAATAGGCATAAAAAGACTCGGGGTCCGAAGATCACCCGAGTTCATTCATTAAGTAAAAAGAAGAGGACTAATTATGAAGTATCGCTTCATCTAATCGCTCTAGCCTATATATTAGCCTATTTTTTGCGAACGTGACCGAACATTTTCTAATTTTCTTGAAAAAATCTTGTATTTCTCATTCTACAACTGTCTTCTGTATAAGCTACTCGCCTTTTAGGGTGTAACTGATTCATCTTATGTGCTACCTGCAGCCACGTCATGCCATCAATGTAATAAAATCTAAACATCATTCTTAGTTCGCTCTTCTCAATGCTATTTATATATTCTTCTGCTTGATTCATGAGTTCCAGAAGTTCATTTTCTTTTTCAATCAACATAGCTTTTCGTTTATTAAGCAGCAGCCTCTTTCTGCTAAGTTCTGGTACTGGCATACCTTCCACCACAAAATGCTGTATTCCACCCATGCCACCGCTTACTGTGTCTTTTACCGTTCCTTCTTCTGCAATTCTGAAGATCTGCTTTTCAGTCTCTGTGATTCTTCTCCTTAAATCTTTAATTTCTTCTTTCATGTCACAATATTGGATCAGTACGTTCTTGTCCACGTTCTCCCCTCCTGTTACGATTTATTATCTGCTGCCTTATCCGATCTGTCATCTCCTGGTACTCTTGTTTGTATTGCGCCCGATCGACACAAATGCCCATGCAGTTTATCTCTGCACAGGCTTTGCATGGATCTACCATATCTTTCTTCCACCTTTTTGCTTCATCAGGTTTCTTTTGTAAAACTTCCCTTTGGTTGTCGAATAGTATTTGTCTTTATCTCCTTTTTTCTTTTGTCTTATTGCCTGCATACTTAACTTCCATGCAGTAAATTCAGTACACTTTCTTCGGCATTCAACTCGTTTTTCTCTTTCTCCGCCATGATCACACTTGAAACATGGACAATCTTGATATCCCATTTATGTATCACTCCTTAATTACTCCTGTCAGCTTATCGGTAATTGATGGTCCAAACAGCTTGTTATACAATTTATCAATCTCTGTATCATCTAAAGTTTCAAGAAGTTCGCCAGCACTATCACTACATTCTTGATAAATTCTACATTCTTCTTGATTGCATTTATGCCTGCTACAATGCTTATTTAATCTCCATATCTTCTGCTCCCTTGTCATAACTCATCCCTCTCTTTCGCTGCCTGACATAAAGTCATTACTGTTGCACCAGCTACTGATCCGATGAATAATCCACTTAAAAATCCAATGATCATAAATTATCCCTCCATTATGCTTTCAAATTTTTCAATCTCTTTCCATCCCACAATCGGTTCTGTAAAGTTTGTATCTACATCTGTAAATTTCGGGCCATTACCAAAGTCGTTGTAAAACCCAAATCCAAAGTCTTTTTTATACTGTAATATTGTAGGTTCTGTTTCTTTGCCCTCTTGCACTACATGAAAATATGCATTTCTTCGCTGTTCTACATTAGGCACATCATCTGGATTCTTTCTTAAGTCGTGCCATCGGTATTTTCTTTTGTATTCTCTTAGCTCTTTCAGTTCTTCCAGCCAATCCGCAAGCCGTCCATACCCTATCGAGCAATTCATACACACAAAACTCATGTTTCTGTCTGGGTTCTCATAACAAAACTGACATCTTATAGCTTTTTCGTATTTCCTTGCTGATAATTCCTTTGTTTGTTCGATAGCTTCTTCTAAATTCATCTCTTCTAAATTCATCATTACACCTCGCTATTTTCTAATTGTTCTTTCGCCAATTTGAAGGCCAGCATGTATAAGTCAAGTATTCCTGTCGATCTTTTACCAAAATCATCAATGACTTCACAAATGTCCGGATCAATCTCTGAAAGCTTTTCATATCCATAGTGTCCGATTCCTCTTTCTTCTGTAAAATCATCAAAGACATCTTCTAAAAATTCTTCGACTATATCTTCTTCTGACATAAACTCGTCTTGATCGTCTATAACCTCATCATAAAGATCGTATTCTTTTATGTATTTCATAACATCTGCTTTTGCTGTTTCATAATCATATGCAAAAATTGGTCTATTATGGCAGATTATTTTTTCATCAAAATACCCGATATCGTCTGTGAAATCCTCAAACTTATCCCAGCACATATTGCAATAATTTGCTGCAATTAATTCTCCAAGATCGCCAGAAATATGCAATCTGTAAAAATCCTCTTCAAAGAGAAATCTGATTCTGTAATGCGAACTATTTGGTTTTTTAAAGTCTAATATCTTTATGTTCCCTAAATCTGTAAACGTCGCTTTATGATCCTTGAAATTCTTTTTTTCTCTTTCTAAATTCATAATCGACACCACCTTTCAAATTCTGTACTGTCAATATCGTCATATGTAAAACCACCCTCTCGTTCTACTTCTTCAACCTGTTTTGATGATAACCCAAAAACATTGATCAACACCCAGCTCTGCTCGTGCATATGTCCTTTATTATCTAAATTCTTAGGATCTTTGTGATATTTAATACAGCTTTTTGCATACCGTATCTGATATTTAATTCTTTCTTGGTTCCAAGTGTCTAAGATATTACTGTTCATCATTTACTTACATACCTCCTAGTTACTGTGTTCTTCCATTAATACCAGCTTTTTCACATGTGAGCATCTAAATATGCAGCTATTAGATTCTCTGGAAGATTCCGTTTCTGTAGTAAAATAACGCTTATCTGGGAAATACAAATTCGGGTTGCTTTTGAATTTTTCATCCCTCGTCTTATACAGGTATCCTTCTTCTACTTTATCGTAGACTAATGTGATTCTGACATGCTTCCCTAAGTATTTTTCTAATTCCGATCTCTTCATTGCTCTTCTCCTTAACTTTCTTTAACAATTACTGATCTTAATGACTCTCTGCCCTCTGTCGTACTGATTAAGTATTTTTTCCAACACTTCCACCGCTTCTGCTCTTGTTGCGCATTTTTTAATAGTATATAGGTGATCTAATGTTTCGAACATTACTCCATATTCGTCAAATGTTTTTCTAACAAATAACCTCGTAGCCTGTTGTGTATTTACAACAAGTGTCTCATTAATCTTTATTAACACTTAAATCCTCGCTTTCTTCTTTTAACAAAAATGAAATTCCAACTGCTCCGGCTCTGGTTCCCATTTATCTTCCCATCTCACTCCGATGTAATCTAAGACACGTCCCCATCCAAATCTTTCTCCTGTTTCTTGATCTACGCAACATCGATACATCCAGAACTCCCATTCTTTTTCATTACGATCTCTCAACATATCAAATCGATGTGGTCTTTTCTCGAGATGCACTCCGAATCCACACATCGAGCATCCTGTTCTTTGTGCTTTTGTCGTATACAGCGTTCCATCTGCTTTCCTTGCGATCTCTCCATAAATTTCTGGTACTGGAACATCAAGATCTAATGCAAGTTGCAGTAAATCCTGTCGTAAGAATGGTGCAAATGGTGCTGATCGGATTACTGATTTTCCAAAGTAATTACATCCATGCTCCACTAATGCTTCTTCTCTCTGTCCACCTTCACTTGCCATAAGTCCCAGGAACGGTGCACTGTTGTTTTCTTTTGCGTAGATCTCGCACGGCTTTTCTTTCATGTATAAACAGCACTTATTACTTACCTTGAATGGTGCAATCTGATAATTCACACCTTCATTCTCGTTTTCGTATCCTGCGAACAGCTGCAGCCACTTCCTCGGTAGCTTCATCCGGCTATTCTTTGCAAAATGTCCTTGTGCTCCACATTCTCCAGTTATGATCGCGTGCCTGACCGTCTTATTGCGATCTGTTGGATTCTGTAACGTGTCAATTCGTCCTGCAATCTTCTTGCTGATCACTGGAAAACCAAACTCTTGTAAGATTTCTGTCTTTGGTTTTCCTGGTCGCAATGATATTACTCCAAGCTGCTTATGTACTTTGATAATGCTTTTATCTTCCAGGGATGATACTGACACTGCAGGTACATTGATCCCCCTACTTCTTAAAAACATCAAAAGCACAATGCTATCCAAACCGCCTACACTTACATGTGCATTCATTCCTCTGCGATCAAGTTCTTGTATAAACTCTCTTGCTCTTAGCTCTGCCCTTCTTACCTTCACCTCATATGGCAGATTCTGTTGCGCTGTGAAGATAGCTTTTTGTCTTTTCTTTTGCTCTTTCCAGTCGTCACTCATAACTTTTCTCCTTCTCACACCAGACACACCCTTTGTCACACTTGATCCGAACCCTTAGCTTCTGCTCCTTGTCCGGACACAGCTTCATGTCCTTAATTTGCTTGCCTGTGATCTCACAGATGTAGCCTTTAAATTCTTTCTTGTTTACCATACTGCCACCGCCTCATGTAAATGTTCTCTTAATACGTCTGCTGCTTCGTGCTGATTCTCATGCTCCAAAAGTTTAATGATGTTTGGTAAAATTCTTCTATCCTTTCTTTCATCAAAGCTCTCTTGATTTTCTTTTACTGTTTCAACTTCAATATCCATATGATATTTTTCTTTCAGCTCTCTTGCCATATCTTCAAAAGTCACATAATGTTCTCCATATGGATCAAATTCAAACAGTTCCATTGTTTTTTCTTCATACGCCTTATTTATCTTTTTGAGTCGTTTTTCTCCAAATCCAAGTTCTTTGATCAAGACCTGCAGAAATACTGTTTTCATATTCTGGAAAAGTGTAGTACACATACTTTCATAGGATTCTCTTAACGTCTTACTATCAACGGTTAAATTCACCCCAAGAATACCTCTTGCTTTTATTTCATTCTCCAACCCATCAATACCTTTTTCTTTTGCTATCTTAAGTGCGTATGCCATTCCATCCATTCTGGCTTTTTGCTCCTTGTCAATCTTCCCCATTCTGATCATCCTTCTTTCTCATCATTGCAATATCATAAATTGTCTGGCAAATCTCCTCACACACCTCTTCTGCATGATCATCTTCTGTAAGCTGCCTTACATATTTCTTTCAGCAAGCAACACATGTTAATCGCCGAATCTGCTCCCATGCACTCCATGCTACGAACGAATTTCCCAATGCATTTGCCATTAACGAATCTGTTCCTGATCCATTTGCATCTCTAAACCATTTATTTCTTGGTTCTTGTAATACTTTCTGTGTATCTTCTTTGCATACACTCTTTTCAAGTTTTTCTAAAACTCTCTTTTCAATTCTATCTACGATTTCTTGTTCTTTTTGCTCTGTCATTTTATCTTCCTTCTACTCAAACCGACCTGCACCAGATCCATACTGATGCCACGCCGTACATCTCATGTTCTCTTCTTCCTGCTTCTTTAGTCTCTCGGTTTCTCTCTTCTTCTCATCCAGGCACTCCTGCCGGTATTCATCATCCCATTTTTTCAACGTTGGCTGGCTGATCGTTGTCAGCTCTGACAGCTTCTTGTAGCTTATCCCTGTTGAGATGATCAGCCGGACCATTCCTTTCTTGAAATTTTCTTTATATCTCATATCGTTTTCTCAGACAGCTTGGTTCTTTACCTGATACAACGCCTTTATCTCTGATCGCTGATCTGTTATCTTTTGCCCGATCTTATAAAGTCTTGTGATTCTTCGTTTTTTGATTTGGAAAATTGTAAAAAACTAAATCTAATATTTGAGAAATTACATTTAAAAGAACCTGAAAAAATATGTTTGGTATTGATTGCTTGGTTAACAGTTACTTGAAGAATCCCTCAGGTAAAGAACCAAGCTGTCTGATCGTACTCCTTTACTTATGGTATCCGGCACAATTGCCTATATAGTGCCATCTTAAATCCTTGCACTTTGTCTCGTTTGCCCCCCCCCTGTTATCTCAGGGTAGAAACGCTTATACCACTTCATCAGTGTCTTATGATCGATACCGGATGTTCTACTGATCTCATTTGTGGACATGCCATGTTGGATCCATAACTGTACAACACGGCGTTTAAATCCTTTGCTGTAATTTACCATCAGTTCTCCTTTCCGCCCACTGCCTTAGGCAGCAGGCTCATGGCTTATACTGGCTGTTTCTTATGCGTTTTGTTAATAGTTACTGTGTGGTATATAATTCAGTCCATCCGGCTGATCTCTGTCCGCATATGTGATCATCTTTCTACGTCCTGTCGCTTAAGATCATCCCGAAACCCACAACTACCACGACTATTACTACGACTTTTTTACAACAATCTTGGTTGTTGGTTGCTACGGACAGAGATCAACCGGATGCTTCATTTTTTCTCAGCTTGCAGCAAGCAACTTATTAATAAAATACTGCTGCCCTTTACCAGTGACCTTTGGTGTCTTATTGATCTTCGTGGAACCATTTGGATGATTGATCACTGTTTCTTTGATTTCGAACAATCCCATATCCATCGCTCGTTGTGTTGGCATATTCCAATCAGATCCTTTTCTCTTGATCAAATAACCATTGTTTCTCATCCACTGAAACAACTTGTTCTGACCAGTCTTCACGCCATTTTGTCTAAGAATCTTTGCAAGCTCTCCGATCAAAATTTACGTATCGCTTTCTGTTACAGCATCTGCAAACACTTCTTTTGGCTTCATACGCTGATTATCTTCAAGCAGTGCTGTATTTTTATTCTCAAGCTCTTCAATTGTCTTGTTAGCTTCCAGGACAGCCAAAGCTAATAGTTCTTTTCCTTGCGGTATATGATCTGCAATCAACTGCTCCATGTCATGAAATCGCTCAATGTATCTTGCTGTAAACTCGGTTCCTTTAATTCCTGTGAGTTTATGAGCGATAAATTCGCATCCTTTCTTTGTGATCTGGTAACATGGTCGAGTTCGATTGTTATTATCTACATATGTTGATTCATTGAAAAATTCGTCGTGTCCAAGATTGGACTGTGCTAATTGATCAATGTATTCTCTTATGTCTCTCATCAGTTTGTTATGTGCTTTACCTACCATCTCAGCAACTTCAACACTACTGATTGTCTGTTCAATCCTATCCATACACTATGTCATCTCCTAACTGTTTCTTTAACAACTGCTTCTCCAGATTCTCGTAATCACAATCTTTGACTTCTCGCTGTGTAAAATTGTGTATAGTTTCTTCTTTCTTTTGTTTCGGTGTTGATTTCTTCCGTTTCTTTGATGTAGGGAAGAAACTCTTATATCCTCCACCAAATGCTTTTCTTACAATGCCCAACTTATCAGAATCATTCTCAGCCAGAGAATCTAGTTCTTCTTTCAAGGCATTGATCTGTTCTGCAGATAATGTTGGTCCAGTATGATTCCTCATATCAAGATAAAGACAGAACTCTCTGTTCAGATCTGGATTGCTATAATAATATTTACTTTCCTTTCCTTTACTTTCCTTTAGGGATTCTTCTCGGGAATTATCATTATTTTTCTTGGAATTATCCGTATTATTCTCAGAATTATCTTCAAAATGGGTAACTTTAATAAAAGGTTCTGTTTCTTCTTCATTTAAAAGCCAGAACCTGTCGACTTTTATTGGATTCTTCTTAGCTCTTGTTTTTACTGCTAACTGAAATCTCTCCTGTATTCCGGCAGAAGTCAGGACAGCGTCCGACTGGAAAAGCTGTTTATCAAACATCGACCGTTCCAGTAAGAATGTCAAGACTTGCTTCACCTTGTCACTATTCATGTTCAGATCATCCGACACGATATAGTAAAAATCATCATCTACAATGATGTAATATCCATTTTTATAAATTTCACAAAGAAGATAGATAAAAATTGTGATCCCATCTGCTCCATATCTGGATTTCAGGATCTTTATCTTCCTGTTCGAAAAGAAATTACAATCCAAAGAAAAATATTCGATACCTCGTTTCTTATGTCTGGCCAAAACGATTCTCCTTTTTCTTATTTGATTTCTTCTATCTCTACTTCAACTCGTGGGTCCTCTGCATAATGCTTTTCCATATGCAGCGTTAC